TATAAGGGGCCGAGCGTGAACCGCTGCTCGTCAGCCTTACGAACGAACCGGGCCTTCTCAAGCGCTTTCGTTTCCTCAACCGTGTCATCGGTGATGGGGCCGCCAGCGATCCATGCTTCACACGTCCGGGCAGCCGCACACTTAAACTTAAACATGCGGCAGTAACCCAACTCGCCCGCTTCAATCATGTCATACGGGTCCTGGCCTTCTTCGTCCAGCCCTTCCGCGATGCAATCCTTCATCTTGCTAGTCACATCGAACGCGGCGCAGTTCCCGCAACGAGACTTCTGCGCTTCCTCAATCGTGGTGTCCCAATCGTCAGCCAGATCAGCCCAATACTCAAGGCTAGGCTCGCCAGGGTTCAGAGGACCGTAATCCGCAACCTCTATCGCGTTCTCGCGGTTCTCAAGGTTCAACATAACATCTTGCGTGGCCGGCGGGCACTCCTGCTTCTCCTGCTCACGGTTAAACCGTTCCGTCATTGTGCGCGCCCACGTCTGACCCGGATCGCCGCCCCACGCATCCCACGCAACACGGCCACCGCTCGGGAACCCGTCTTCGCCCGCGTTGAAACCTTCTGTGCGCTTGTTACCTTCATGCCGCGAGAAGAATGAGTGCATACGGCGTAGCGTTTCCTCAGACACGTTGTCGCCGCGAGCCAGTTGCGCTGCACGCGCACGACCAACGTCTGTGAAGCCTGATCCGGCGTGCCCTTCCGCGATCCAATCCAGTGCGCGTTGCGCGGCTTCTTGAACGCCCTGCGGCGGCTTGTACGACTCTTTGCTTAACGGCTCAATGCGGGTGAGGGTACTCATCTTGTGGCCGACGAGAGTTTCCGTGGCCTGCCAGCCTTCGGCCCGTTCCCGCCAGATGCGGATAAGTACCGCCGGGTCGTCCGGTTCCGCGTTAATACTGAACTCGGAATCGGGGACACCTAGCACACCCTCGTACATGACGTGTTCTACTTGGCCTCTGGCGCGGCCACCGCTTGAGTTCCATGACACGAACGTGCCCTCGCGTATCACTTCCTTCGTGATATCGAAGTAGTGGATCTGTTGTAGCCGTTCCTCCGCTTGCGCCATTGACGGGTAGCAACCGAAGCCGCGTGAACCGTCCTCCGAGTAGACGCAATACTGATCGCCCTCTTGCCGAATGATCTTGGCTACCTGCTCGGTCTGCACACGTTCCACTTTCCCGTTCGCGGCGACGATGACGTACCCTTCCCCCATCACGGCTACGGACCGTTCTGGTGCGGGTAGCCCGCGCAACTCTGCGAGCCGGTATGCGGCTAGGACACCTGTAACGTCGTCACGTTCCGCGACCATGCGTAGTTGGTCGTCGGTGAGCGAGTTGATCTTGTCTAGAATGTCCATAGGTCACCTATTCTACAAGCCAAGCAGTCGGTCTATCTCTGTTTCTAGTTCGTCAAGGCTAAGGGCTGCTAAGCCTTCCGGAATATCGTCGGTGAGCAGGACTGTGCATCGGCAGTTCGGGTGAATGGGTGGGTCGCCCCACGGCCACTCCGCTGTTACGAGTACCCGCTGCCCGTCTAGTGGGGCGCAGATATCGCAAAGCCTGTCATCAGCATTGACGGACCATTCCTTCTCCTGTTGCGGGTTAATGAACCCTTCGTCTATGCCTTGCTGCCACGCCTGATTCCTGCCCTCGTTTGATGCGCGCAGAATCTCCGTCCTGGCGATAGTTTCCGTCCGGTAACGGTAGATGCGGTCTGCGTAGCGAGCCGTAGCGCCTTGCGCTCGGGCAACTGCAGCCTCATAACCGAACCCCTGGTCCATCAGTTCCGTGATGCGGCGGGCCTCAAAGTTCTGCACCCATTCCGCTTGCTGCATCGTGAGGCCAAGCCCGTTCTCCATATCGCGGAGAGTCTTAGCGGCATTAGCGGGAGTGTAAGCACCCAACTCTGCTTGGCTAATGAGTTCCTGCACGAACGTCAGTTGTTCCTGCGTTATTCCCTGGATTAACTGGCCCGCTTCCTTCGCCGCCCACGCTGCCGCTTCCCGCCGTTCCGCATCAAACCGGAAACGAACGGTGGCTTTCTGGATCGGCTCTAGTTTGACGCGCCGGCCCCCGTCCACAACCTCCACTAGCAGTTCGCTCTGCAACTCTGCCTGCAAGTCAAACCAGGGTTGTGTTGCGATCATGCCGGCGGTCTTAGCCGCCGAGTAGTGCATTAGTGAATACAGAAACTCGCCACGGCGGTTCTGAATGTCCTTGATAACTTCACCGCGCGCCTTACGCATTAACGCCATTACGCGGCGTTCGCTAGGCGTCAGGCTAGGACGTTCAGCGGGATCGCGGCGTGGCCTCGCCTTGAACACCAGCATTAGACAATGTCTTCACTCTCAGGCAGATCAGCAAGCCCGCGAAGGTACGCTTCCAGTTCCCGATCCGGCATGATGACGCCAGCGCTAGCCAACTTGGACACGAAGTCTGCTACTTCGCCGAGTTCAACGCTGCTCACCTGTCCGTAAGTGAGATACGGCAGTTTGTCGGTACGCATCGCGTTCAGTTTCAGCAACCGGGGTATCGCGTACTGATTCACAACCTCGGCCACGCTCTTAGCGATGCTGTCTACCGCCAGGGTCCACAGGTCTACCTTCGCAGTACCGAGCGCGAACGAACCTACCCGGTCTGACCCTAGGAGTAGGAAGTCGGACAGCAGCGACATTGCGATGCGCTGGTCGTACCGTTGAATGACGCCTCCGGTGTCAAACTGGCGGCCACCACTGGCAGACAACAGGTGCAGGTCAAAGATGCGGTTCCCCTGCTCGTCGTAAGCGGACGGGAACACAATCCCTTCCTGCTCGTTGCGCTTCACGTTCTGCACAATGTCGGTGATCGCGTTAAGCACCGCCTTCTGCGACGACGTAGCAGTAGAGGACAGGTACTCCGGCGGGACGTAAGCCATAGGCAACCCGGCAAGGTCACGCTCAATACCGATAGCCTCAATCTCTTCGATGCGGCGCTTAAAGAACCAGGGACGGTACGCGTTGCGAAGGAGGCTCTTGCCTTCCGGATTGTTACGGCTGGTCGTGGTGCGGAACAGCAACGCCTTGTCGATAGGGATACGGTGCAGGCCGCCGCCGGACGGGTCCATCTGGATCATGCCCTGGATACCGCCATGCTGGTCGATCATCCACTCTTGCAAGGTTTCTTGAGCGCGGACGGGCCACTTGCGCCAGCCGATGCGGAAGTCTTTGTATTGGCTGTTCGTGCGCGGTTCCCCCGTCACCCCTCCCCTGATCTTGTAAACGATTTCGTGGAATGACCAGCCATACGTGAGCATGGACAGAATGTTTTGCAGTGTTGCGTCCCACGAATCACTCATGTCGTGAATGCACTCTTCGATGAACTCTGCGGTCCGGGCGTCCTCACCCTCAACGTGCCATTCAAGGCGCGTGATCACCTTGTCTATCGCGTAGAGCATCGCCCCCACGACGGGGTCGTTGTCTCCCATTTCACGGTAGACCTTGAAGCCCTTAACGCCTTGCAGTTGAGGAAGAAACTCCTCGTTGATGTACCCGCCTGAGCGTCGAAGCCCTGACGAGCCTAGTTCCATGAAGTCGCTACGTTCTGCGTGCATCAGCATTCATCCTCTGTGCCGTCAGGTAGATCGCCTGAGCATCGGTGAACCCCGCTTCACGGAACGCCCGATACAACTCGTGTATGGACACGGCGAACGTCAGGAGTGGAGTCATTCACCCATTCTATCGGTTAGAAGGGTGCGTCCTCCATCTGCTGCGATACGGGTTGGGTGTCTAGGCGTTGCGCCTTCACTGCGACGCCAACGGTTTTCGCGTTCACGTCCAGGCTTGTGCGGGTGTTGCCTTCTCTGTCCTCGTAGGTGCGGGACTTAAGTTCCCCGACCACGACGACCTTGGTGCCCTTGTTGATAGCGTCATAGGTAGGTTGTGCGATGTAATCCCAGGCGCTGACGCGGTAGAAGGTTGCGTCCCCGTCGCCCCAGGTGCCGTCCTCGTTCTGCACCCGCTCATTAACTGCGACAGTGAAGGACGTTACTGGTTTGCCTTTAGCAGTGAAACGCATTTCAGGGTCAGCGGTTGCGTTGCCTACGATGGTGATGTTTGCGGTCATTGTTCTCCCTCATGGAATAGCGTCGGGTTTATGGCTTTCCCGTCCTTCCAAACACTAGCAGCGCATACCCCGTCAAAGTATGATTTACGCGGTTTAACGTAGTCGTGGCATTCCTGAACCACAACGCATCTTTCGCAGTAGGACAGGGCGTCGAATACGGCTTCCCCGCTGATAGCGTCGAATAGTCGGTAGTCTGCGCCTTTGCACGCGGCATGTTGCAGGTCCACGGTGGCAAACTATCGGTCGGGGTCCTTCGGTCGGAGTAGCGACACGCCAGCAACTTGCGCCCCATCGTTCACCCGTAGATGCTGCTCAATGAGGACGTGAACGTAGGCGCGTTCCAGCATCCGGTTCAGGTCAGATAGTTCAGCGGGGGTTAGTTCGCTCAGGTTGTGAATGACCGTGTTGATGCTGCGGTCTAGGTCAGTAATCGTCGTCGTCATAGACGATTTCCATAGGGGCCGCGTCAATGAGGGCGTTGATCCTCCAATAGGGCATTCCCTCACGGGCGAACGCTGTCAGGTTCGGGTCACCGTGTTCGTCGATCCATTCAGCCACGACTACCCAACCGGTCAGCAAAGCGCCAGTACCGTCCGTCTGCTTATCGTAAGCACGAATGGCCTGCTCAAGCGCAGACTCGGCATCGAATACGTCGATGCTGTCAGGCTCGTCTAACGGTTCCGGCATGGCAACCTCCCGGACACAAGTTTACCGACAGCGATGCTGCGACCAGCCCTTCTCGTCACCTACGAGGCTATCTACAACCCGCCCCATGACGATACCTGTTGGCCTGTCGCTCGGCCACGGAATGATGCGCCCTTCGGGGGACGGGTCCACGTCTATCGTGACGTACTCGTTCGTGGTGAGTAGCACGATCCGGGTTGTGGCGCCGCAGTGCCGGCATAGATGGGTCCGCGTGAGTTCGGCGAGCATGAACCCATCGTATGCCTCTTTATGGGGCTCTATTAACTCCTATTTGTTGCCGACGGAGTGTTGCATTCCTAGTTGGCAGGAGAAGCGTCCTCCGTACCAGTGGTGTATTCCTGAGCCGGGGTGTTCGTAGTTGAGGACGGTGTAGAAGGCCATGTCCCAATAGAAGCGGCCCCATTTGGTTGGTTTGGTGTTGTGTAGCCGGTCGCGGAGTTCGCGGCCTTTCTTGTCGCCGTACATTTGCCGGAGTTCTGGTGTCATCATCCAGACGGCGCCTCGGGCGAGGTCGTGTGTCATTTGGTAGGTGCCTAGGTAGAACCCGTTACTTCCGGTGACCCAGTATTGGTGGCGGCCTTCGCGTTGTGCGACGCATTTCCGGTACGGTTCTTGTGAGGCGATGTAGTATTTGCCTCGGTATGCGGAGGGTTGTTCTCCTTCGACTATTCCCGGAGGGTTGATTGCCGGGGGTGTCGTGTTTGCTTGTGCGGGTGTTGCTGTTGCGATTATTGCGGTTATTGCGATTGTTGCGGTTAGAGCCTTAATCATGAGTCTCCAATGCCAGAGGGTCAGGGTGTTGGGTTGTCCTTAGGCGGCTCCCTTCAACTGGCGGCGCAGTTTGGCTCTTTGATTAGTTGTGGTCCCGCCCCATATGCCTGTTACTTGTAACGGGCTTGAGGCTTCAAGGGCTAGAGCGTGGTCAAGGCATTCTTGTTTGACGGGGCAGCGCCGGCAGACGCTGATTG